CCCCACCTCATATCGCCTTTGATCGACGGGGACGTTGCCCTGCTCGGTCAATCGCTTTCGCAGGCTAACTTGGTTGCGGCCCCCGTTGAATCGGGTGACGTTGCCTCGGCTAAATTGGTAAGCGAGTTTCTTCGATGGCGGATGGGCTCGATGGAGGAACTCCAACGGGAGGCCGCCATAGGCGCTAATTATCTTTTGCAAAACGGCCTGACTTTCTTCGGCACTAGTTGGAAGAGGGAAACCACTCGGGTTTTTCGCCCGATCAACTTGGAGGAGATCGCTCAACAGTCGCCCGAATTGGCGATGGCGATCGAAGACCCCGAGATGAAGGATGCGGTCGCCGAAATGTTTAAACAAGCCTACCCAAAGCTAAAGAAGGGGCGGATCAATCGAGTAATCAGGGAACTTCGAGAGGAGGGAGTGAGCGAAATTCCGACCGAAAAAGTGGTCGAAAACAGGCCGTGCGTAAAAGCGTACGAGTTGGGCAGAGAGATCGTAGTGGACAGCAATGTGATCGACTTGGAATCGGCTCGGGCGATTTACTGCATTCATTATTTTAGCCCCGAAGCGTTGAAGCAAAAGGTGAATGACGGTTGGGATGCCAAATGGATTGACGAATTGCTCGAAAACTCGAAGGGAACTTATGCCGACGAGAGCTACTCGACCAACATGATGACTTACGGGTCCGCCTCGGGCTATGGAGATGAACACTATGACGGTATGGTCCGAGTAATCGTTGCCTATCGCAAAGAGATTGATCCAACCGACGAGGTTCCCGTTGTCACGCAAACCGTGTTTGCCGACGAGGTGGAAGGCGCGGCCTACCACAAGCCCGTTTCGTATGATGAAGGTCGTTACCCATTCGTTTGTATTACACGGGAAAGCCTGAACCATCGTCTGCTCGACTCAAGGGGGTACCCTGAACTTTTGAAGGATTATCAAATCGCCGTAAAGACCGAGATGGACGCTCGGCGTGACAGAGCGAGCATGAGTACGGTCCCACCTGTCGAATATTTGGCGGGAAAAAAGCCTTCGGCGATTGGGCCTGGTAGTCAAATCCCCGTGAGGCGACGGGGAGAGGTTGGATTCATGGAAATCCCCCGCTACAGCCCCGCCTCGATGGAGGTGGAAATGCAACTCAGGCAATTGGCCAACCGCATCGCCGGTCGGGCCACTTCGGACGCTGATGCGGTGGAGGCGAACACCATTAGACAAAACTTGGTCAATCGCTGGCTCATGGGATGGAAGCAAATCTTAAAACGGGTATGGTGCCTCGACAGGGCATATGCGGGTCCAAGCGTATGGTTTCGGGTTACGAATAATGAGCAGGGTGCGACTCTGATCATGGACGAGACAAGCGAGCTCTATGATTTCAACATATCTTGGAACTCGATGAATGCGGACGAGTCGAAGGTGATTGAGAAGTTGGATACGGTGGGCAAGTTGATGGCTCAGTATGACCGAAGCGGACAGGCTCGATATGACATTTACCTTCGCAAGGTAATTGAGGCAATCGACCCGAACTTGGCCAATCAATTGATTGCCCCCGCACAAGAGGCAACGGACAAGGAGATCAAGGAGACTTCGGCCGACTTCGCAAAGATTGCATCGGGACAGGTCGTCAATGCACCGCAAAACGCCAATTCTCAACTTCGTCTGAGCGTCTTGCAAAGCATCGTCCAAGGGACCGAAGAGATTCCTGCAACGGACATCCAAGATAGGCTCCAACAGGACGAAGGATTTGCCGCTCGTATTAACCAATACGTTCAGGCTCTCGAGTTTCAACAGCAACAGCAACGCAATGCTCTGACGGGCCAATTAGGCGTAGCCCCTGGTAACGTACCTGGCTCGAGCATGGCGGCCTAAAGGAGAAAAACAATATGCACGGAAAAGGAAAATGTGGAATGAAGGGCGGGCGCAAGTCGGCACCCAAGAAGATGGTAAAAAAGGCGGGCTATGGCAAAGGCAGGAAAGCCAAGAAAAGTAAATAGCCCCCGTCGAATCCGTGCGGGGGAACCTGGCCACGGGAAGAAGAAGTTCGTCGTCTTGGCCTCCGAGGGCGGGAAGACGAGAACGATTCGATTCGGCGATGCGAACATGAAGATCCGCAAGTCCAACCCGAATGCCCGCAAGTCTTTTCGGGCGAGGCACAAATGCGATCAGAAAAAATCAAAACTCACGGCAGGCTATTGGTCCTGCAAGAAATGGTAAAATGCCCAAAGACGCCTGCTATAAAAAAGTAAAAGCTCGAGTAAAGGTTTTCCCTTCTGCTCGGGCTTCTCAACAGATTGCCAAATGCCGAAAGTCCAAGGGTCAGGTTCGCAAGACCAAGGCGGGCTCGTCGTTAAAACGATGGGGAGCCGAGAAGTGGAAAGACACTCGAACGGGCAAGCCATGCGGGCAGGGCAAGGCGAATGAATATTGCCGGCCGACCAAGCGAGTCTCGAGCAAGACCCCAAAGACGAAATCCGAAATGAGCAAGAGCCAATTGAAGAGAAAGAAGGCCGAGAAAACCAAGGTTGGCATGGGCCGCCGAGTAACCCCTGTAAAAAGAAAAAAATGACTTTAAGCGAAGCAATACTAAGCCTCAAAGGCCGAGATGATTTTCAAGTCGTCCGACGGTTTATTGAGGAGCAAAAGGAATTTTGCCTGTCGGATTTCCAAGATCCCGAGTTAATAGACAACCCGAGCAAGCTTGCTCGTTTGGCGGGCGAGATCGGGGGCTTGGTCCGCATCGTGGAAGCCTTGAAAGATCCTGATGAATCCGACCCCGCATGAACAGTTTAAACGGGCCCATCGGGCTTTGTTGAACCGTTGGGTCGAAGAGTCCGACATTGAAGACGTCGAGTTGGCCAAAATTGCAGTCGCCGACCTCAACGAGTGGCTCGACATGGAGGACGTAGAGTTCGAGGCGGATTTCGAACTCGACGATGAAACTACATAGCATCGTTCTCGGGGCATTATACGAATCCGAGTTCGAGGCTGAAGCTTTACGTCGTGGATTCGTCCCCCATCGACCGGCATACCCCGCTCCTTGGGACTTCCTAGTCGATTGCCCGAAGGGTATTTTGAAGGTTCAGGTCAAAGGGACTTCGGCCAGCGACCAGGACAACTCGTTTAAGATCATGACGAGCGTCGGGTCCAAGAAAAAACGGGCAATCGGGGACGAGGTTGACGTGATTGCCTGCTGGGCGGACCCCGTCCGAGTTTGGTACTTGATCCCGACATCAAGCAAACCATCGGTCACAATCCGACTGTTTGCCGCCAACCCCCGATCTTCGAGCAAATACGAAAAGTATCGGGAAAATTGGTCGCCCTTTTACGGCCACGGGTAATTTTCCCGACCTCTTGCGAAAATTGGAATTGGCGGACCATCAGGCCCGCAGAAATCAAACGGGAGTGCGAACCCGTAAAACGCAGGAAAATATGGCAGAGACAGAATCGACGACCGAGGCTTCGGGTTTAACAACGGAAGCAGAAACAGAAACGCAGGGACCAATCACCAATCTTGAGCAATTGACGGCATCGTTCGTCGAGAAGGTCGAGGAAAGTGAGGAAGCCCAACAGGAATCCGAAGCATCGGCCGAGTCCGAGACTCAGCCCGAAGCAGATGCGGAATCCGACGAGAAGGACGTTCTTTTACAGTCAACCGAGGAATCGGAAGAGGAATCGGAGGAAGTAGTTGAGGAGGAGGAAGAGGAAGAAGCTGAAGAGGCCGAAGCCGAGCCGCCCAAAGCCGTAGGCAAGTTGCTCAAGCAAGTTAATAAACTGACTGCCCGAGCAAAATCCGCAGAGGAAAATGCCGAATCTTTGAAGGCTGAGATTGAAGCTCTGAAAGCCAATCCGCAATCCACCGCTGAACAGGCAAAGCCAGCACTCGAAGAGGTCAATACCTTCGAAGGTTTGGAGTCCTTGAGAAAGGAAGCCCTGGCGGCCAAAAAGTGGAGTCTCCAACATATCGGAAAAGACTATGTCGAGGTGGACGGGAAGGAATATTCGGATGATGACATTCGAGGAATCCTAACTCAAGCCGAAGACTATCTAACCGAGAAGATCCCGCAAAGAGCTCAACATCTTCAGTCCCAAGCCCAATGGGCCGAAGACACTCTAGCGACTCATCCGTGGATCAAGGAAAGCGAAGGCTTCGAAAGTCGGAAAGAAATTTTTGACCAAATCAAAGGCCAATATTCAAACATCCTTGGATCTCTCCCGAACGCCGACTTTGTGGCGGCCACCCTCGCAAGAGGAGTCGAAGCAATCCAGGCGGAGAATGCGAAAGCGAGCAAGCCACCGGCCAAGAAAAGAAAGGCCAAAGCCCCGCCGCCAAGCGAAATCGGAGATTCTAGCCCACCCGTGCAAACGGCGGCCACTCGAGCGACTGTAGAAAAATCGAAGATCTTGGAGCGTAAACGACTCTCGGAATCAGATCTTGCCGCATTTCTTGCGGACTAAAATTTACAAAACTTAAAATAAGGAATTACTACAATGGCTATAGCTACTAGTTACAATGTTCTCAGCACTAAAGGTGCTAGGGAAAATTTAGAAAACGTGATGAAGACGGTTTCTCCACAGGAGACTCCAATTTTCAGCACGATCCCACAATCCGCCGCTCCCAAAGCGACTCTTAATGAATGGCTCGTCGATTCTCTCGCCGATCCCGCCGCCTCTTCCGCCGCAACGAACGCTGACGGGGTTGACATCACTTTGTCGAACGCCGCCAACTTGATTGACAGTCGGGCTAGACTCGGCAACCGAGTTGCCACCCTTCGGGACATCTTCGCCGTTTCTCGTCAAGCTGAGATGGTTGACGTCGCTCCAGGTGGTTCACTCTTCGCCGCATCCAAGGCCAAGAGCTTGATCCAACTCAAGAACAGTCTTGAAGTGGCAATCGCCTCGGATAACGACCAGGCCGCTGGTACTTCAGGCGGAGGAGCCACGATGTGCGGGCTCGGTGTGTGGTCAAATCCGAGTGCGACGGGCGCGACCTTCGACACTTCCCTCAAGCAGGGTTTCCGTGCCGTAAGTGGTTCCCGAGTATCTCTCGCATCCTTGACCGAATCCGCTTTTCGTGGACTCCTTCAAGCCGTGTACACCGCCGCAGGCTCCAAGGGTAGTTTTCGACTTTTTGCTGGCCCAAATTTGGTCAATAAAATAACCGACTACACGAGATCCACCACTGCAAACAGTGATTTCAACTTCAACCAAGACGTCAAAGATGGCATCTTGAAGTTGAGTGTCGTACAATATATTTCGGACTATGGGGTCGTGGACATAATCCCTTCTTTGTGGAACGGACGTCGGGACGCAGGGGCAAGCGGAACAAGTACCGCCCTCGGCACCGTGAACACCGACAGAGGTTACTTGCTTCCTGCCGACGACACCGTCTCGCTCAAGTTCCTCGAAGGGATGACCATTCAGGATCTTCCTGACAACGGAGCCGGGCAACGCGCCTTCTCCGAGTGTATGGCCACCATCAGGGTTTCCAACCCTCGGGCACTTGGTTCAATCGTTTAATTTTCGCTATTGTTATTAGCGTTTTATTGGTTGTGTTTTGGGGGAGTCGGTTCAGGGGTCCGACTCCCCCTTTTCTTTTTTAAAAGATGAGTCTTAACATTATAGTAAAGGGTGGAAAGCGAAGTGGTGGAACGTCGGCCGAGGAGATGGCCGCCTATCTTGCCAAACGAGTAGATCGGCAAGCCGAGCAAGAAAAAGCGGGCTACCGAGACAGGGCATTGAAAGCCCGCAAGTATGGCCAATCGGTTGGCGGCGGGAAAAACTTTCGTGCTGTTCGTTCTGTCGATATGGCTACTTACATGAGGCACGAACAGGAACGTCCTGGCTGTATGTCCGATCCCGAGTATTCGAGATCCTTCGCCAAATCGAACCCCGAAACGGTAATCGGAAGCTAGAAGATGAGGATAGTAACCTACGATCAATTGAAGACTCGATTCACTTCGGCCATCGGAGTGGATCAACTTTTGGATTCGGAGGAGACGGCATTCAAGAACAGCTTGAACGATCGAGTCAAGGGAGCTTGGACAAGAGCCAAGTGGCCCGAGTTGATGACAGTCATCGAGTTATCGGTTGCCGCCACGACCACACCCGTTGCGGCCGACAAAGCCGTGCAAATCGACAACTCTTCGGTCCTCGATGTTTTCGGGGTTTACGACAAGAACCCGTATGCTGACCGCACGGCCGTTCAACTCGATTATCGATTAGTCAATGGGTACATCGTCTTACCGGCCGAATCCTCGGCCACTTCAATTTTCGTAGTGGGCAATCAAGTCCCTCCGAGCAACTATGGGGACGGTGTTGGCGAAACTGCAACCCTCCCTCGCTTCCTCGAAAGATACCTCGTCTTAGCCTGCGTCTCCGATTGGTACAAGGCCGATGGGATGCTCGAGAAGAGCCTGGCCGAGGAGCAAGTTGCCGAAGAAACCTTGGCCTTGGAAATCGATCGGGTCGAGCGTCTCGAGGGCATGAACAAAATCACAATCCAAACCTACCCGAGCTATACGCTTGGCGTTTCAATTCTTCAAACAACATAAATATCATGGGCTTATCAGGAGTAAATATTCTTAACAGCATGGGCGCCAACGGTTGCGTATATGCGAACGACACGGTGGCAAGGACAAACGGGACGGACGGCTTTACTGCGATCCAATTTACCGAAGACTCGGTCTTGGGTGCGATCACGGGCAAGATGGATGACTCGGCGGACCTTATTACCGATGCAACGATCTTCGGCCAAGGCCAGGTCATCTATTGCCCTGCGACTTCGGTGACTTTGGCATCAGGTGCCTGCATTCTGTATAAGGGTTAGAATAAAATGCCTGTTTTAGGGGTACTCCTACACATCGGTGACTCGGATGCCGACGGGGCAGTCGGTCCACCAATCGACGGGGCATTGCGGGCTGAGAGTGGCCCATTTTTAAACTGCGAAGACGGGAGCATCCTCGCCTTCGACTAAAGAATAAATAAATGAACAAAAAGATTTCAGCACTCACTTCGCTAGGCGGCACTCCCGCCAATGACGATATTATTCCAATCACCGACATATCGGACACATCAGGGTCCGCTCAAGGTACGACTAAAAAAGTCACGGTAGCGAATTTATTGGCAGGCGCATCAGCCCCCGTCACCTCTGTCAACTCATTGACGGGCGTGGTTTCAATCGATGCGGGCAACCTGGCCGACTTTAACTTCGACGGGAATGCGATCCTTGGATTTGACGCAACCCTGAACGATCAGACGGGTACGGCTTATACTTTGGTGGCCGCCGATGCAGGTAAGGTGATAACTTGCAACAATGGCTCGGCCGTGACGGTCACCGTCCCTTCGGGCCTCGGTGCGGGTTTCACTTGCTCAGTCA